TTCTTACCAGAAACTGGTATTAATCCTTTCATAACTAATTATAGACCTATTCAGGATAATAAAGAAGTTTATATTCCCTTACAGGATAGAAAATTTGTAGTTCCTGAAACTAGAGCTGAAAAGAAAGAAAGAGAAGCAAGAGAACAGGCAGCATTAAAAGAAGAACAAGCTAAAGCAGAAGATCAGTTACTTACTGACGCAGGAGCAGCCGGTCCTTTACAATCAGCAGAATCGTATAATGCTTTAGGAGGAGATACAGAACCTACTTTTACTCCTGAAGATTTAAGGGCAAACATACAAGCACAAATCGAAAACGAAGTTAGTCAAGACGTTGGTTTACCAGTAGGTATTGGCTTATAATAAAAATTAAAATAAATTTCATATATTTAATATATGGGTAGAAGATTTAAAAAAATATTAAATAACAAAACCTCAAGAGGTACAGTATATAAAAGAAACGTTATATATCCTGAAATACCTCTTAATGAAAATGATGTTTATGTTTTATCTCAATATGGAGATAGATATGATACATTAGCACAGGAGTTTTATAAAGACTCTGAGTTATGGTGGATTATTTCTTCAGCGAATAACTTTCAGAAAGGGTCTTTAAACGTTACTCCTGGTAAACAATTGAGAATACCAGCAGATAAAGAAACTGCTATTAGTTTATTTAATGATGTAAATAAAACCAGATAATGTCTAAAACAGGACAAGATATACCACAAGGACAACCTCAAGACGTAATAGGAGGAGGAATAGACGGAAGCGTAGTGAAACAGCTTATCGCCCGTGAAAAGCTTGTGTCTACTCCTAAAAAAGACAAAAATCAATTACTATTCTTTAACGGAAATGGAGCTTGGGCGAGACTGGTATCTAGTATTAATACTATAACTAAAGAAGAAACTCAAGCATTAGCTACCGGCACTAAAACTATTAAAGAAGTGGTTGGTAATAAAAATTTAGCTTATAATAACGTTTTAATGGGCGGTGCCTTAAAACAAGGTACTTCAAGTGAACCAACATTTTTAGGTGGAGGAGTAAATCAAGCTAAACATAATCCTGTTAACATTAATAATGAAGGATATATTACAGCCGGCGATTTTAAAGATAGTTCTTACCACAACTACGAAAGTCTAGGATTTAGACCAACTCCCGGTATTAACTCAGTAAGTGTAAAATCTAAAGGTACTTATGGTAGTTTAAGAGAAGCAGAAGTTAATGTTACAGTTTGGACTTTAGAGGACTTAGAAATGATGCAAGCTCTTTATCTAAGACCTGGATTTACTATATTATTAGAATGGGGACATTCATTACAGTTAGATAGCGAAACAGGAACAGTTAATAAAGATATACAGGTATATAAAAAATTCTTACGCAATAAAGTTCCTAAAGATATAATACAAAACGATTTAAGAGATATAGCATTTGATTCGGATTATAATTATGATTCGATGGTTGGTTATGTTTCAAATTTTAACTGGTCATTTAGAGATGATGGAGGGTATGATTGTATGGTTAAAATAATCTCTTCCGGTACGGTATTAGAATCTATTGCTGTTACTTTTGATACATCTAACGTATATCCTCCAGACCAACTAGCTTCTTGGAATGATGATAAAGGTAAAAAAGAAAGGAGATCTATATACCATAAATTATTTACTGAATTAGAGCATTTAGTAGGAAATCCTGGATCTGGATTTGCTGAAGTTAAGCAAAATACTGTTGAATTTATAGATTCTGCAGCAGCAGCAACAGATGCATTAGTTGAAGGCGATTTTGATTTAGCAGGACAGTTAGCTTTAGATGCAGCCGAAGACTTTACAGAAATATTTACTGGAGATGATGAAGATGCATTTGAAAGATTGACAGATGTACAGAGCACTAGAGGTAAAAAAATCTTATCAGAAGATCCAGAATTTTTAGAAAATATTGAAAGAATATTAGGAAAAAAATTCGCTTTTTGGAATTATAAAGGTACTAGATATACTTGGACTGAAAGAGATCCATTCTGTTCTTTAGAAGAAGAAGAAGCTGAGGATTTTTTAAAAAGTAAATTCGGCGATTATGGTTTTGCTTTTGAACAATCAGGAGTAACAGGTGATTGGATAATAGTAACAAGTACATTTGATAGAAGTATAAGCAAAGAATTTGGATTTGATACTGAAACAGCACAAGGAACTAGAAAGAATACGTATGATTTAGCTGATTTTCTTATAGAAAACGCCAGAACGAAAGAAGAAGAGAAAGAAAGGATGTTAAATACCTTTGCTTCACTAGCTGGGTTGTCTGTAGAAGAGTATAAAGCAAAATTTGGAATATAAAAAGTAGGATGGCTAGCGAATATACTATAAACGGATTACAATATTTAGATACTACTCCTAAATCAGGACAGAGTATTCCTTCTAATGAAAAGCCTAATGCTGTTACTATATGTAAAGCTTTGAAGGCGGAAGGATACACTAAAGCAGGAGCACAGGCTGTATTAGCTAATATAGATAGAGAAAGTTCATTTGACCCTAAAGCATTAGAAGAAAAAAGTGGTACTAGTCGAGAGATAGGAGGTAAAGGAGGTTATGGGTTAATTCAATGGACAGGACAGAAAGGCGGTAATGAAAGAAGATGGAAGTTAGAAAAAGCAGCTAATTTTGATATACCAACAAGAGATAGCTTAGACTTTCAAATTCGTTACTTAGTATCCGAAAAAAGCGGTAAAGCAATAGGTAATATACTCAAAAGCGAAGAAAACCCAGTTATCGCTTGTTTAGAGTATTTATTTTTAGATGTAAGATCTGGCTCAGCTATTCGTTTTAGAGACGCTGTAAAAGCAGGACAAAAACCTGGTACAGATGAAGTAAAAAGAGTACAAAGAAGAGTCGATTCTATATGGAGAGTACAATCAGTAGTAGATGAAGTATACGGAGGTACAGCTGAAGATTATCCACCTGGTTCAACTTCTACAAATACTCCTTCAACAGATACAGCTAATCCAGATACAGTTAATGCTCAAAGTAATGCAACACAATCTTCTGCTTCTGTAAGAGCAGATGACCAATTACCTATTTTTACCAAAGATAGTTTTGTAAAAAGTACAGCACAGCATTTCAAAAAAATGTTAAGCGGTTTTGTTGCTTTTAAATTGAAGAATGTAGAAGATAAAGGAACTGGTACTTTTGATAACGATAATTTAAATGAATATTGGATACCGTTATTCGTTATATTAGACATATATAATCAGTATGTTAGCTTATTAGACGGTACTCAAGAACCGCAAAAAGGTTCAAACACACCTGGTAGGAAATTAACACAATTTTACACAGGTTATCAAGATAAAAACCCTACTAATCAGGTCTACGAAAAGAAATGTAAATTTTTAACTAATGAAATGCATTTTTCCATAGATCCTATGGTGTGTATTTTACCTAAACCAGTTGCTAATATAAAAGTATATGATAGTAAAAAACAAGTAGTTCCTTGGACGGATAATTTAGTCTTATCTGATACCAGTTCATACGCTCCAGGATTTGTATATAAAAATGGATTTCACAAAAACGTATTATCAGCGTTTGAAAGAGGATTGATGAGGGGCGGTACTGATGATATTTTAAATATACTTATATCCTGCCAGTTTTTACAAGATGAATTAGATAAGATAGTAAAGAGCTCAAAAGATTCAGATCAAAACGATGCTAATGATATGGTTACGTTTATGAAAACTGTATTAGGAGCTTGTAATGAAGCTATGGGAGGTATAAATGATTTAGAAACTATATATGATGAACAAGATGATATGTTTTATATAGTTGATCGTAAAGTTACTCCTTCATTACGTAATATTCTTCCAACTATTAGCCTAACCGGTATCAGATCTATAGTTTCTAATTTAACTATAGAAAGTAAAATTAGCTCAAATATTGGTAATATGATTTCTGTTGCTGCTCAAGGAACAGGAGGTCATACTAAAGATAATATCGGACCTTTATTAGAATGGAATAGAGGATTATTAGACAGACATATTATTCACAAAGCTCAAAAAACAGATCCAAATGGAGATCCTATAGAAAATCGTGAAACTGCTGAAGATGAAAGATTAAAAAAATGGACTATCGCTTATCATAATTTTTGGGAAGAATTTAACGGGGCAGGAAGTTTTGAAGACGGTGATTATGATAGAAAAGCTGTAGCTAATATAAAAGGGTATCATAAAGAATGGTGTCAAAGATGGGTTGTTGAAAAAAGAAGTAAATCAGAAACAGATCCTATACCAGCTCCTGGAGTTATTCCTATAGAATTATCTTTTACTATGATGGGTATCGGAGGTTTAAAGATTGGACAGGCTTTCTTAATAGAAGAAGGATTACTACCTAATCAATACTCAGAGAATTTTGGATTTATTATAACAGGACTATCTCATAATATTGCTGATGGAAAATGGACTACTGATGTAAAAACTCAATTTTACTCTACTAAAAAACCAACCCCAGAAGAAATAGCTTACTTTAAAGAAAAGTACGGTCAAGAAACAGCTCCATATCAAAGCTCATCTGGCAGCGGAGGATCTTCAACATCAGGAGGTACAACAGCTCAAGTTGTATTTGAAGGAGGACCAGATTTATATATACCGCCAAACGGAAGAGTAACGTATAGATCTGATATCAAAAAGCAAAAAAGACCGCTACCGGTTCAAAAACAGCTCATGGACATATTAGCTACCGCAGCAGAGGAATGTGATGTTAATATTAGTATTTCTTCTGCAGGTAATGTACCAAGACCTCAACGTAAAAATTCATTGTTTACTGGTCCTGGGGTTAATAAAGTTAATTCATTAGGTAGTAATAGACATGATATGGGATTTGCAGCTGATTTTGCTATATACTATCAAGGAAAACAGCAAAACGTTGCAGAATCTGTGACACCAGTAGCAATGAAATTTTTCAAAGCTATTAGAAAATTAGGAGTGCAGAGTATAGGTACAGGACGAAACTACATGAGTGGTACTTCAGCCCATGCAGATATCGCAGGTGGAAATTCTAGAACTGGAACTATTAAAACTAATTTTACCGCTAAAGATGCAAAACCAGTTTCTTCTTGGCTACCTCAATTTATGAAAGATACTAGAGAGGCTATAAATACTCCAACCGGTACCTTTGGTGGTAAAGAACTTAAATTTGTAGATTAATATGTATTTACCTAAATCACAATATAAAATAATTGATCAAAGTGAGTTACCTGGAGATGTAATAGCATTAAGAGATAAAGATGGTGAAGAAATACAATCTAATAAAAAAGTAGTTTTAACAGCACTTGGTTTTATTTTTGATACATTAGGAATAGATTTTGATAAAGGAGATTTTTCTAAAGCTAAACAACTTTTTGTAGAAGAATCAGACGAAGACTTCGATAGAGATACAGAAGAAAATCCAACTCTTTCTTCTGATTCAATTGCACCTTCATTAAAACTACCTCCTACATCGGAAGAAAGAAGAAAAGGTATCAAAGAAAGGTATTTTTCTAATAATAAATGTACTGGTAAATTAAAAGAAATATCTAAAGTACAATCAGCTAAACTTGCTCGTTCTCGAGATAAGTGTATAGAAATAGCAAAAGTAGATTGGGTAATTAAAGGTCCTGCTAAAGATCAGGCAGTAAACGGATATATTGTAGAGGGAGTTGAAAAAGCTAATCAAAGATCTATAGAGCAGTTAAAGAAAATAATGCCCGGTATAGAAGCGTTAATTAAATCTCCGTTAGAATACGTACAAGATACCTCTATCAAGTCAGCTAAAAAAATTATACCATCAGATAAAGATATAGTTATACCTTCTCCAGGTAAAAGGTTGTAAATACGAAATATTTTCGTATATTAATAAAAAGGTTTTATAAGTGTTTTATATAGTTGAAGAAGAATCCAAGTTATCTTCGTTAGAAGGATTAGTAAAATTAGGTTGTTATGTAGATGTAATTCCTGCAAACGATCTATACCACCCACGACTTAATCATACAGTAGCTGTTTATATAAGAATGGTGAATAGTAAGCATGGTTATATTATTCCTATAAATCATGATGAAGGATTAAACGTAGATAAGAATCGTGTCTACGAAATACTTTCTAAAGCAAATAAACTATATACATTAAATAAGAAAAAACTGCTCTACTACTTTAATTTACAGGATGCTATAGACTTATCATTACTTTATTCTATGGTAAAGTTTGATAGACTTGAAATACCTGGGGATAATTCTACTATAAATTATTTTTATAATAGACATAGTATTAAAAGAGACTTAAATTCTATAATTCCAATAGCTAAATTATATGAAAAAAGTGAAAATATTTACGAAAGTATAAAAGAAACTATTAATCTTGAAATACCTTCTGGATTTGATTTTTATAATAAAATAGCTACTAATGTATTTTATTTACTAGAACAATCTGGTGTTGGTATAATATACGATAGCTTTAATAATTTATTTAAACCTAAAAATCCACTATACAACACAGCTGATAATACAGTATTTACAGAATACAACCTTTACAATAATACTTCAAGACCTACAAATACCTTTAATTCAGTTAATTTTGCAGCTATACCCAAAGCAGAAGAATATAGAAAATGCTTTAAACCTCAAAATGACTATTTTGTAGAGTTTGATTTCGACGGGTACCATTTAAGGTTACTTGCTGATCAGCTTAATTACCCTTTAACAGAAGAGTCAGCACATAAACAGCTTGCTAAACACTATTTTGGTAAAGAAGATATTACTGACGAAGAATATACAAAAGCAAAACAGATTAATTTCCATGCAATTTATGGAAAAATACCAGAAGAACATAAGAATCTAAAAATATTTAAAGAAATACAAGAGTATATTGACGCTATGTGGAAAAGTTTTCAAGAAGGAGGTTATGTATGGAATCCTCAATCAGGTAAACATTTTACCCAAGAGCTAAAAGACATGAATCCAGCAAAATTGATGAATTATATGATGCAATCGTTGGAAACTTCAAATAATATTATTATATTAAAAGATATCTTGAAGTACCTAAAAGATAAAAAATCTTTTATTACTTTATATACATACGATGCTATTTTATTTGATTTTAGTAAAGAAGATGGCAAGCAAGTTTTAGAAGATATTAAAAAAATAATGGAGAAACAAGGGAAATACCCAGTTAAATTCAAGTATAATACAAACTTAGTTTTATAGAACAGCACAACTATTTATATATGATAACAAATGCGACAAGACCAAGGTTCGATTACGATATAGAACCAATATTTACCAGCGAAGATATGAGTAACAAGCTGTTTTGCACTTTTTCTACCGAAGAAGGACTAGATGAGGTGCTTTCTAACATACAAGAAAGGTACAAAATTATCTACAATAAGATATTTGTACTTTATTCTAAAAGCCAAGATGAGTATATTTGTACTTATAATGTGGATTTTGGTAATATTGGCACTTTCCTAGAAAATACTATATTAGTACACAGAAAAAAAGAAACTAATACTCTCTACACTATTAATGCTCTTAACACTTTAATCAAAGAGCTAAATGGAGGAGTTTTAGATACTAGCTATCGAATTAACTGGGCAGATTACCGTAACTGTGTGCTTCTTACTAAAGGCCCAGAACTCAAAAGAGTAAATACTAAGTTATATAAAATTATTGAGCTATAGTTGCTTCTTTAATTTTTTATTACTATATTAATATTAAGTTATATTTTAAATTAGTTATATATGGACATTAATGCTATCCGCGCAAAATTAGATGCGTTAAACAACAACGGTCAACAAAGAGAAAAGACCGATTATTCCGAAATTTTTTGGAAACCTCAATTAGGAAAGCAAACAGTACGTATTGTACCGTCGGCTTTCGATCCTACTTTTCCGTTTAAGGAATTAAAATTCCATTACGGTATAGGAAAATATCCAATGGTTGCTTTATCTAACTTTGGTAAGCAAGACCCTATTGAAGAATTTGTAAAAGAGTTACGTAAAACCAACGATAAAGATAATTGGTCTTTATCTGGTAAGATCTCACCTAAAACTAGAATCTTTGCTCCTGTAGTAGTAAGAGGAGAAGAAGATAAAGGAGTTAGATTATGGGGATTCGGTATTACTATTTACAAAGCACTTCTAGCTCTTGCTGAAGATGAAGATGTAGGAGACTACACAGATGTAATCAATGGATGGGATTTAGTAGTAGAGCAACAGCAAGGTAATCCTTACCCAACTACTACTGTTAGAATTAAACCTAAGCAAACTCCTCTTTCTGATAATAATGATTTAGTAGATAAGTGGTTAAAAGAACAACCAAACCCTACCGATTCTTTTACTCAGTACGACTATGAGTTTATCAAAAAACAATTGCAGAATTATTTAGATCCGAATGCTGAAGATGAATCAGCAACAGCTCTGCCAGGAGGTAACGATACAGAAACACCTTCGAGTCTAGGAAGTAATAAAACAGATTTTACTTTAGAGACTGCAACAGCTGGAAATAAAGATACTGTGAGTAAATTTGATGACTTATTTAACGAGTAATGGCAAAAAAGAAAGAAGTACAAGCAAGAGCAACTGAATCAGTAAGAAAATCTTTTAATCTTAGTAACTTTAAGAAAAAGAAAGGTTTTTCTAACTCTTCAGTTAAGTTTAAAGAACAAGGATGGATACCTCTATCTAAAGCTTTTCAGGATATAACTTCCTTACCCGGTATACCTACCGGACATATCACTCTATTGCGTGGACATAGTGATACAGGCAAAACAACTGCCTTATTAGAAGCTGCGGTGAATGCTCAGAAACTGGGCGTTCTCCCAGTCTTCATTATTACTGAGATGAAATGGTCTTGGGAACATGCAAAAGAGATGGGATTACAGTTTGAGGAAGTTACTGACGAAAATGGAACTGTTTTAGATTACGAAGGGCATTTTTTATATGCCGATAGAGGTACATTAAATACTATCGAAGATGTAGCAGTTTATATTGCAGATCTTATGGATGAACAAGCGAAAGGTAACTTACCTTTTGATATGTGTTTCTTCTGGGATAGTATCGGATCAGTACCATGCGACCTTTCAGTACGTTCTAATAAGAATAATAATGAATGGAACGCTGGTGCTATGTCTACTCAATTTGGTAATAATCTAAATCAGAAGATTCTATTATCTCGAAAAGAAAATTCTCCTTATACTAATACTATGGTTGCTATCAATAAGGTTTGGACTATGAAGCCTGAATCACCTATGGGTATGCCTAAGTTACAAAATAAAGGAGGAATGTCTATGTGGTATGATGCTACTTTAGTAATTACATTTGGTAATATTACAAATCCGGGTACGTCTAAAATAAAAGCTATTAAGGACGGACTCCAGGTAGAATTTGCTAAACGTACAAACGTACAGGTAGAGAAAAATCATATCGGAGGAGTACAATCAAGAGGTAGAGTTGTAATGACTTCTCATGGATTTATTCCTGATGATAAAAGAGCTATCGATAAATATAAAAATGAGCATAAAGATCATTGGTTAAAATTAGTTGGTAGTTTAGATTTTAACTTAATCGAAGAAGGAGATTTAGAAGAAGAAACTATAACTCCTAATATCTTAGATTAATGCCGAATTACGGAGATATTCTTAAAAATCTTAAAGAAACCCCACCTAGAGAGTTGAACGACCATATCCTAGTGGTTGATGCTATGAATATGTTAATTCGTAGCTTTTCATTACTCAAAGCGATGAATCCATCAGGTACGCATATCGGAGGCCTGGTGGGTTTCCTTCGCTCATTAGGGTATGTAACTAGGATTTTTGATCCAACTAGAGTAGTAGTTGTATGGGACGGCAAAGGAGGTTCCGGAAATAGGCAAAATATAGACCCTAACTATAAAGCTCAGAGAGCAACAGCAAGAATTACTCATTGGGGCTTGTATGATACTAGGGAAGAAGAACAAGAAGCACTGGTAAATCAGTTACTAAGAGTTCAAGACTATTTAGAATGCTTACCTATGCAACAAATAGTTATGGAAAAATTAGAAGCTGATGATATTATAGCATATTTAGCTAAACAAGCAGCTGGCAATAATAAAAAAGTAACTATAATTTCTTCGGATAAAGATTTTTTACAGTTAGTTAACGATAATATCGAAGTATATGCTCCTGTAAAGAAGAAAACTCTTAATAGCAGTAATATATTAGAAGAGTTAAAAGTTCTTCCTAAAAACTATAACGTAATAAAAGCGTTATTAGGAGATAATTCAGATAATCTAGCAGGAGTAAAAGGATTAGGTATTAAAACAATAGTAAAAGAATTTCCAGATCTAGTTAATAAAGTTACTGATTTAGATTATGTATTTTCCGTTTGTGAAAATAAATTAGAAGACAAAAAAATATTTGCTAAAATTATTCATAGCTGGGATCGTGTAGAAACTAATTTTAAATTAATGGATTTACATGAAACTACGTTGGATGATAAAGAAAAAAATCATATATTAGATATAATAAAGAGTGATATTCCTGACCTACAAACAGGGGCGTTTTTACATCTCTTAGATCAAGATAAGATAGAAGGGATTACTAAGAATACAGAAGGTTGGTTAGAGAATTTTAGAGGTTTAACGGTTTTTAAAAAATAAGTTATAAATGACATTAAAAGCATTGAATCAGTATGGAAAAGGTTTCCAGCTGAAGGTATTGGGCTCATTGCTAACAGATAAAAAATTTCTTCTTAACGTAAGAGACGTTCTTCAAGAAGATTATTTCGATTCAGACGCACATAAATGGATTATTAATCAGATAGTAAAATACTTTGATAAGTACCATACTACTGTTACTATGGATGTGTTAAAAGTTGAGCTACAAAAAGTAGAAAATGATATATTAAAAGTAGCTTTAAAAGAAGAGCTACGTAATTCCTACCAGGCTTCTCAAGATGATTTAGAATATGTACAAGAAGAGTTTACAACTTTTTGTAAGAATCAAGAAATGAAGCAAGCTATACTAAATTCAACAGATTTACTAAAAGCAGGCGATTTTGACGGTATTAGAAATACTATTGAAAAAGCTATGAAAGCTGGTATGGATAAAAATATCGGACATGAATATAATAAAGATATTGAGACTCGTTATCGATCTGATTACCGTCCTACTATTCCTTCTCCTTGGCCTATTCTTAACGATGGTATTCAAGGGGGATTCGGGCCTGGCGACCTGGGTATCGTTTTTGGTAATCCTGGTGGTGGTAAGTCATGGACTATGGTGGCTATTGCTGCTCATGCTGTTAAGCTTGGGTATAAGGTCAATTATTACACTTTGGAACTCGGGGAAGACTACGTTGGTAAAAGATTTGACTGCTATTTTACAGGATACTCTATTGATGAGGTTAACAACCACCGAAAAGAAGTCCAAAAAGTAGTAGATAATTTAAAAGGTAAGCTGATAGTAAAAGAATATGCTCCTAAATCAGCAACTGTTAATACAGTAAAATCTCATATACAGAAATGTATAGATATGGAGCATAAACCAGATTTAGTTATAATTGATTATGTTGATTATTTAAGGGCTCCTTCTAGAGGAAAGTCATTCGAAAGAAAGGATGAGATTGATGATGTATTTATTGCAACTAAAGGACTGGCTAAAGATTTAAAAATTCCTATTCTTACACCTTCACAGGTTAATAGAATGGGTGCTAAAGATTCTGTTATTGAAGGAGATAAAGCAGCAGGATCTTATGATAAAATGATGGTAGCAGATATTTGCTTATCTCTTTCTCGACAAAAAGAAGATAAAGTATTAGGAACTGGCCGTGTACATGTTATGAAAAATCGATACGGACAAGACGGTATGACTTACAACGTTAAAATGGATACTAACAATGGTCATATTGAATTTGAAGGTAAAGCTGACTTAAACGAACAATTAAATCCTACACAAGGTCCTATATTTAATCTATCAAGAGAAAAAATGTCAGAATTATTTGACAAAAAGTAGAATATATATGCTATTTATGGAAACATCTCCAACAGCAGATTTAGCTTAACGTGGAGATTTTTTTTGTCTAATCACTTAATTAATTATTAAAAATGAGTTTACTTAACGAACGCGTAGTTTATAAACCCTTTGAATACCCTAAAGCCTTCGACTACTGGCTAAAACAACAACAAGCACACTGGCTTCACACAGAAGTACCAATGTCCCAAGACGTAACAGATTGGAATAGTAATTTAAAAGATCATGAAAAAAATGTTATAGGGGGAATATTAAAAGGATTTGCACAAACAGAAACTATCGTTAATGATTACTGGTCTACATTAGTAACTAAATGGTTCCGTAAACCGGAAATTATTATGATGGGGACTACGTTAGGTTCAAGTGAAACTATTCATGCAGAAGCATATTCTTTATTAAACGAACAATTAGGATTAGATAACTTTGCTGAGTTTTTAGAAGATGAAGCTACTATGGCTAAAATTGAAAATCTTATGAATGTAAGAGATGGTCATGATGGTACACCTAATTGGCATGATAGAGCTAAATCATTAGCTATATTTTCTGCTTTTACAGAAGGAGTTAATCTATTTAGTTCTTTTGCAGTTCTACTTTCATTTAAAATGAGAAATTTATTGAAAGGAGTAGGACAAATAGTAGAATGGTCAGTAAGAGATGAATCTCTACATTCAGATGCTGGCTGTTGGTTATTTAGAACCTTAATGGAAGAACATCCAGAATTTAAAACTCCAGAATTAGTAGCTGATATTGAATCAGCAGCAAAAGATGCTTTAAAATTAGAATTTGATTTTATTGATAAAGTATTTGAAATGGGTGATTTAGAGAATTTAGGAAAAGAAGAGCTTAAAAACTTTATTCGTCATAGAGTAAATACTAAAATGAGTGATTTAGGACTTAAACCTATCGTACCAGCAGAAGAGATTGATAAAGGAGCTTTGAAAACTATGAAATGGTTTGATGCAGTTATTGCAGGAAAACAACATACTGATTTCTTTGCTAATAGAGTTACTAACTATGCAAAAGGCCACATGGAGTGGGATACTGCATCAATATTTTAATACTATAAGTTATGACATTAGTAGTAGATACTTCCAATTGGGAAGCAGGTAAGGATTACCCAGAATGGATGAACGAAATATCTTTAGCAACAATATCTAAAGGATACCTCTTACCAGACGAAACACCAAAAAAAGCATACCGCAGAGTTGCGGATACTATAGCCAAGAGATTAGATCGTCCTGATTTAGCGAATAAATTTTTTCGTTATATGTGGAAAGGATGGTTGAACTTAGCCTCCCCTGTATTATCGAACACCGGAACCGACCGAGGATTACCGATCTCATGCTTTGGAATT